GTTGACCCAAATCAAGTAGTTAGTGCAGAAATGGAATTTGAGTTTGACCCTTCAGACTTTGATTTGAAACTTGACGATCTCAAGGCCGCTGCCCAAGAAGATCCAACATCTGCTGGTGAACAGCCAGAATCAACAGAAGACCTTCTTGGCGACCTTGACTTGGGTGGTGACCTTGGTGATCTCGGCGGTGATGAAGAAGAATTAACTCTCCAAGAAATGATGGAAATGATTAACAATATTCTTACTGAAGAGAAAGAAGAAGCGGAAGATTCTGAAGACGAAGAGTCAGAAGAAGAATCCGAGGAAGAACTAAACGAAGAACTTATCGTTGACCTTGGTGAAGATAAGCACGGCTGGATCACAACCAATGAAGGCACCAGAGAATTCGACCAAGAACTTCGACTCGCAAAAGAAGAATGCGATATGTACAAAGAGAAGTACAAAGAACTCGAAGAATCGTTGAGACAAACAAACAAAGATACTAATAAACTTTTAGGAGTTGTTGAACAACTCAAAGAGAAACTTGATGAAGCATTGGTTTCCAATGCCCGTCTCGTATACTCGAACAAGACTTTAAGCGATGCCTCCCTGAATGAGCGACAAAAATCTAAAATTGTTGAAGCCATCGCTAAGGCAACATCTGCTGATGAAGCAAAGACTCTTCACGAGACTCTAACTGCTACAGTGGGATCCTCTTCAAAGAGCGGTCCGCAATCATTGAGCGAGTCTGTAAACAGAAGATCTAACCTTTCAGCAATTATGCCTAGGCGCAAAGACAATGTGGTTACCGAGTCCATGTCTTTTGCTGACCGAATGAAAAAACTCGCTGGCATTAATTAATCATTTATGGAGGTATTAAAAATGTCTATTGTTCAAACCCTTACAGAAGGTATTGTCCAACGCGATATGGCGAAAGAAGGACAAGCACTTCTTAACAAGTGGAGCCAAACCGGTCTCCTTGAAGGTCTTACCGATGAGCGTCAGCGTTCATCTATGGCCCGTCTTTTGGAAAACCAAGCAAAAGAACTTCTTCGCGAATCTTCCAGCATGGCTGGTGGCGACGTTGAAGGCTTCGCTGCTGTTGCTTTCCCAATCGTTCGTCGTGTTTTCGCCGGACTTATCGCTAACGATCTTGTTAGCGTTCAACCAATGAGCCTTCCTTCTGGTCTCATTTTCTTCCTTGACTTCACCGTTTCTACCGATGGTGCTGGTCTTCCTCGTCTTGGTTATGGAAACCCAACTGGTGCTGAAGAGTCAATCTACGGTGGTAACCGTATTGCTTCTCAAGTAACCGGCGGTGTTCAAATTTCTGGTGTTAACGCAGAGCGTGGTGCTTATAACCTTAACAACGGTTATACTTCTCCAACTGCTTCTGCTTCATCGTTTGCGACCACAATTATTGCTTCTGGTACCTTTGGTGCTGGTGGCGAACTTGATAAGTTGGTTCAATTTGATCCTGAATTTACTTCTGGTTCAACCGAAGTTTGTGTTGCTTCTATCGACATTTCTTCAATCTTGGCTGCTGGTTCTACCCAATTCAATGCTGATAATATGGTTGAACTCGTAATCAGTGGTGCTGCTGGATTTTCTCGTGGCGCTAATGCTTCTGATGTTCAAGCCCGTCGCTTGACCCGCTTCAGCGGATCTTCAACCGATACTGTTCTAGTTGTTATGGCTTGTTACGATGGAACAAGAAGTTCTGATGACCTTTCTTCTTCTCTTGACGCTATCAACACACTTTCTTGGCCTCAAAAAGACAACATCCAAGCCGGTGGTGCTCTTGGTTCTGTTATTGGTGCTACCGAATGGGGACTTGAAGCAAACGAGAACATTCCAGAAATCGACATCAAGGTTGATTCAATTGCAATCACCGCTGTAACCAAGAAATTGAAAGCAAAGTGGACCCCAGAATTGGGACAAGACCTCAACGCTTATCACAACTTGGATGCAGAGGTTGAGTTGACCTCAATCCTTTCAGAGCAAATCGCTCTTGAAATCGATCGTGAAATCCTTGAAGACCTTATCAAAGGCGCCAAGGCTGGTACTTACTACTGGTCTCGCTCTCCCGGTCTTTTTGTTGATCGTGCTACCGGTCTTGAAATTGGCGCTAACGCTGCTGCTCCTGACTTCACCGGTACCGTTTCTGAATGGTATGAGACCCTCATTGAAACCATCAATGATGTATCTGCTCAAATCCACAGAAAGACACTTCGTGGTGGCGCTAACTTCATCGTTTGCGGCCCAGAAGTTGCTAACATCCTCGAATTCACCGCTGGATTCCGTGCTAACGTTACCGCTGACGCTGATAAAGGCGAAATCGGTGCTGTTAAGGTCGGTTCTCTTAGCCGTAAGTTCGACGTAATGGTTGATCCTTACTTCCCACGTAACGTTGTTCTCGTTGGTCGTCGTGGATCTTCTTTCCTTGAAAGCGGTTACGTATATGCTCCTTACGTTCCTCTTCAAACCACACCTACTATCTTCGGCCCAGAGGACTTCGTTCCTCGTAAGGGTGTAATGACCCGTTACGGCAAGAAGATGGTTCGTCCTGACATGTACGGTCTTGTTGTTGTACGTGGACTTCTTGGTGAGTCTGGAGCCTAGTTTTTAAACTAGTGTTCTCTCACTACCCAGCCCCTCGGTCTTCGGATCGGGGGGTTTTTCTTTGATTTTAACTATTTATTGTATAATTGAGGTGATAAAATGAAACCAAAACAAAAACGACTATGGGCTCGCCGTCAAGAGCAAATGAAAGCAGCGAAACTTGCTAAATTAGAAGAAGCAAGACTTCAAGCAGAGGCCAAAGCGAAAGCAGCCGAAGCAAAAAGAAAAGAAGAAGAGGCTGCAAAGGCCGCAGCCGAAGCAGCAGCGAAAGAAGAAGCAGCAAAAGCCGCAGAGGCTGATGAAGTTTCCGAGGATTCAAAAGAAGATAAGCCCAAAAGAAGACGCAAGAAGAAGCCATCAAAGTCTTCAGAAGAATAAAAGGGAACCAAGCCCCTCTTTTAACTATTTACTATGATCGGAGGGTTCATGCATGGCATTTCCAACTTTAACACCAACTTCACAACAATCAGCAATCATTCTTCCACCAACAGGAACGGCAAGTGATGTTCTACCATCCTTGCCTTTTGGTATTTATACATCAGACGCTTTTATCTCTGGTGCCGTAGATCAGGTTGCTTACACATATCGCAAGATTGGCGGCGATGTTCTTGATATCGAGATCAAGGCAGAGAATGTTTATGCTAACTATGAAGAAGCCGTTCTCGAATACTCTTATCTCGTCAACCTCCACCAAGCAAAGAACAGCCTCGGATCAGCATTGGGCAACCCAACAGGCTCTTTTGATCAAGATGGTAACGTTGTATCGGGGCAGTCAGGAGTCGAACTAAAGTATCCAAAGTTCAACTTTGGTTATGCAATGAAAGTCGGACAACAATTCTCACACGAAGCCGGCATTGGCGGAACTCAACCAATTTATTCTGCTTCTTTTGATCGTGTTGATGGACAGCAAGACTATGATCTCCAAGCAATCGTCTCGGCTTCAGCAGAAGCAGGCGGAGTTCCATTCGAGAACATCGATAGAACAAAAAGAATTATAATCAGAGACGTATTTTATATTTCTCCTCAACAAATGTGGAGATTCTACGGTTATTATGGCGGACTTAATGTTGTTGGTAACCTCCATACATACGGACAGTATGCAGATGACTCAACATGGCAGGTAATTCCTGTGTGGCAGAACAAATTGCAAGCAATTCAGTATGAAGATCACCTTTATACACGAACCTCGCACTATTCATACGAGATTATTAACAATAATCTCCGCTTATTTCCGATTCCATCATCAGTTTCACCTGAAAAGTTCTGGTTTCGCTTCTCGATTCGTGATTCATCGTGGGAAGACGAGTACAATGACGGCCAAGACGGCGTAAACAACATGAATACGCTTCCATTTGAGAATATTCCTTACGAAAACATCAACTCAATTGGAAAGCAGTGGATTAGACGCTTTGCTTTGGCGTTGAGCAAGGAAACATTAGGCCAAGTTCGCTCAAAATTTGGTAATAATGTACCAATTCCCGGCGACAATGTAACTCTTAATGGTTCTGACCTTTTAAGCCAAGCAAAAGAAGAACAAGATAAATTACGCACAGAATTGAAAGAACAATTAGACCTTATGACTTACGATAAACTTATCGAGACAGACAAGAACATTGTCGACAATACAAACAATATTCAAAAATATGTTCCTTTGGGAATCTTTGTGGGGTAATCATGAAAATCAGAATTAAATCAAGCAAGAAGCAAGTTATCAATGAAATAACCGAAGAAGAATATGACTTCGTCAAGGAAGCACTGGAGATTCCTACAAGCGAGTTGCCTTTCTCGAACATCTTCGGAGACAAATATCGAATTCTTGGAAACTTCGAGGTTGTTAATGATGAACATCCTTTAAGCGTTATCATCAAATTCCTTGAAGAGCGTGGATGGAGCCTTGAGCCTCACATCGACAAGCAACCTTTGAAATTTACAAAAAGTTATAAAGTTATAAGACCGTCGAATGATCGAACCGAAGTTGATACAACGCCAAGAACCAAAACAATAACTCTAACAATGCAAAAGATTATTCAGAATATGGTGAAAGCATTCGAGGAGTCGCTTCCAACAATGTACAACCAGTATGAAGAATTAGCAGATCAGGCAAGAGAAGCCAACAATCAAGTGAGCGGGTTCGGCGGCTCTGGTGGGAGTGACGAAGAATTAGATAATTTAATCGCAGCAAGAGATAAGATCAAAATGCGACAAGTCCCTCTTGGTGTTAAGTTAAGAAATATTGTAAGTATGTACACTGGGCCTCAAGAGTCGTGGCAGCCATTAGACAAGATTGCCGACAAAGACTCTTACTTGTCTCGAGAACTTCTAAAAAAAGCAAAAGAATATTATCAAATAACAACAGACGAAGCACAGATGTATAAGTGGCAGGAGTCATTTTCCGGACTTTACAAGCCGGCTTATGTTATTTTCTCACGACATCCTGTTGATGTTTTTAGAATGTCCGACTTTACGGAAATCACCTCGTGTCATTCTCCGCCCTCAAGGAAAAAAGAATCAGGTGGCTTTGATCAATACAATATTTGTGCTCTCGCCGAGGCTTATGCGAATGGTATGATCTCTTATGTTGTAACCGCAGAAGAGTTTGCAAACAATGGTATGGAGCCAACTCAAGAAACACTTGACGAATATGAAGATGACGAATTGTTCTACGATGAAGAACGAAACGAAGGTATTCTCGAACCACGAGCAAGAATCAGAATCAGACGAGGCGCATTCACCGATCCAGATACAGGAAACGTGACTCCACTTGCTGTGCCCGACCAAAAGGTCTATGGTCTTGATGTTGGCGGTTTCAAAGAGTATATCCGAGATTACATAGCGAACATTCAAAAAAACGACATTGAAAAGATTTTTCCAAATATGATCACAGGTGTTGAAAATGGCGATACACTTATTGAACTCGATAACTTTGAAAGGTTTGGTGGAAGTTATGAAGATTCCGGAATGGCCGTTCGCCAAAATCTTCCTTTGATGTTTGCTTCGGCGCTTGGTATTAATCCGCTCAAGATTCAGTCCGTGGGTTACCTAAAGTATGATAAGACGCTAGAAAACGAATTAAGAACAGAAACCGAAGGCATGGGAATGAGCCTTGAAGAAGCACAACAAGAAGCAGACGAGATCGCCCGAGAAGCAAGCAAAAGACAGGCTTGGTATTTCGAAGTATCGGTTGATGAGTATGATAATGTTATTACAGTAGATGAAGTAAGGCTTGTAGTTTATGCTATTCTTCCGGAAGAAGTCGATGTCGCAAATAA